CATGACCAATTTATCCATTGTAATTTTATTACATAGGAATTCTTTTGTATTTTCATAAAAACAAGAATAGTATACCCCTCTCTGATATCCATGACAGTATTCAGATTGTTTGACGTTACACGCCTTAAATATCATATTTAAGACTCTCATCTTTGCGCCTGTGACTGGGCCTGATATACCCTCTTTTTGTGTCATGGCCTCTTCATATTCTTTCTTTTTATGTTGTTTTAACCAACCATGCCAAGCTTCATACGATTTTTCATACGGCTTAATTGGTATTTTTCCCTTTGAATCCCCCACATCTGTCCACCATTTTAAACTATTATACATCGATGGTCTTCCGTATAAACTAGTAGTCGTCATACCAACCAGCTTTCCTGGATTGGAATCTCCACCAGACGGACATTCCCACTCATTACGGACAACGCCAGACGTGACCATGGCGGCGACGAGTTTACCACCTAGAAAATTACTACCGAATGGTTGAGTCGGAACGATGGTAGTCCCAATAGCGGAATGTCGTAACATCTTATCCTTGAGTTTATTTTCAGGAGTCCAACCTATATACTTATCTCTATCGGATATGGAAATAACGTCACTGGCAATAGAACATACTCCTAAAACTTTAGTAGTAACTTCATCTCTTATTAGAAATTTAATGAATCGGCCAGGGGCCTGATTGTATTCGGCGCTACTACAATAATATCTCAAAGTAGTCCAAGTACGTTCTAAAGTATCATCTACCACAACAACTACAGGCTTTAGATTCGTGATTTCTTCAATAGTCAATTCTTCATTGTTGATGTCAGTAGGTTCCCAAATTAAGGCTTTGGTTTGTTCATCGACTTTAGAAATGTATGGATTTATGTCTCTCAATTCTTCCCACTTCTTACGAAAAGTAAATTCCTCAACATCTAAACTAATCAGGAAATTCAAATCATTAATCAGTTTAGTTTTATTTTCTTCAAATTTAAAGACATCCTCTCCTGTGACAGATTTGAATGCGTCATTGTGGGCATATTTTCCTGCCGGACTACACGCCTTATTGGCATAGGAATTTAGCGTAGAAATAAAATCTTTTTCTGTTATAATTCGTGGTTGATTAAAAAAATCAGACATATACTTATATTATATGTCAATCACAACTAAAGTCAACGACAAATCGACTATAAAAACTATACCACCGACGTATTTCCACTGTTTTAAATTAACTTCATCTTCGTATGCGCTGTTCGACATGAAAATGGATATGCCTATAATAATAGGGTCTTTAGCTATTATAAAAACAGTTAAACTTCCACAAAATTCTATGGTATTTTATTATGAAATTAATTCTAAGAACTTTTTTGAGAAGGGGCCTAAAAAGACGATTGCCATTAAAGGAAACGGAAAACATTCAAAGCCACCATTAAGATATCATTATGTTAATAAAACGGAGAAGTTCTATCATTATTTTAAATTAACGCCGGTGTTGTCCGTGTTATTTGATACGGATTTTAGTATGCCTATCGTATATGGTTCAAATCAAAAAATTCAAGCCACGATGAACCATCTAACAAAAGAAGTATCAATTTTCTACTACAAAGAAGATTTTACTATAAAGAATTCCTTTAAATTTTTTATGATGTTTGAGGGTAATGCATCAGTAACTTAATTTTATATCGAATTCACATTCTTCTAGATGTGACTTCAATCCGCCCATCAACGCTATCTCCATCTGAATATCAGTCTGTTCTAAACTTATTTTTATGACTGTGTTCTTTTTATTGTCAAAAATACCATACATATGTAAATCGATTGGCCTAGATTTTTGTTTCTTTGACTTTTTCTTTTTAATCATATGTATGGTATTATCGAACGTTATTGAACACTAACTGTTTGAGTTTTATCGGAAGTGATATTTGTTACTTGTGTAACGATAGGAGTAGGCGTTTGTGATGTTATTTCCATGACAGGCATAATTTTAGTCATAGAGACTGATATTCCATCTGCGGTGGCTTTGTCGATGGCAGATTGTTTGACAGGCCTCATAGCGAATACCAATTGAGGTCTACCTTTACCGGAACTCTTTTGTCCAATCGCCGCCACAAGATTTTCTTCCGTGATGGCTTTATTCAATCGAACTCGAAGTGTAATATCAGAGCCGGATGTAGTAAGCATGTGGGAATTGGATTCAATTAGAGTATCGATACTAAAATACGTATCGTGTGAGGGCCACGCAATTACCTGCTTTGTCTTGTTTTTTCGTTGTGTTTTTCTTTCGTTCATAATTATTTTTCCTTTATGTTCCTATAAATTTGGAATTTACAATCGAACATTTTACCGTAAATCCACAGGTCATTTTAAATTTGTTTATCGATAACCTTCACACCCATCATATCAAATAATTCTTTTAATGTCAACTGTCTATTTTTACACACTTGGTAATTTTGTCCATTCGGGAATTTTGCGCCATTTACAAGAGTATACCAAATCCATATAAGAAGTCAAGCGCAAAATAAAAACCGTGGGATTAACCACGGTTTTATTGAGTGTTTAAGATAAACGATTAACGTTTAAACTTCGGAGTCTTTTTATCAGATGCTTTGAGTTTTTTATCATCTTTATGTTTCTGAGGCTTGACTTTATCCGTTTTTTTAATATCCCTGTTCTTGAATTCGGGGTCTTTACCTTGGTCAGTCACATTTTTCATAGGTTGGTCTGGCATATCTTCGTCCCTCTTGGTCTGAGGTTCGTTATAGTCCATATCAGATTTTTTGGTGTTTTTAATCTTAGCATCTTCACCATTATTCTTCTCACCTCTGTTTTTTATAATATCATGTCGAGGCCCGGCTTCTTTTTTGTTTACATCTCTATCTTTATAGTGGTCTAAAGAAGTCTGTTTCAATACATCAGCCTTAGTAGTTTTCTTCAAATCACTGAAATTAGCTTTAATAAATGCTTTGACCTGCTCCCATGACAACGCAATAGCTCTAACTCTATCAACCAACTTTACCATAGCATCGACGTTATATTTATCTTCAAATTGAGGACAGATACGAACGTATAAAAGATTCTGGGCTCGTACAATCAATTGATTATGGTCGTCCCAATAAGCTTCCCAAGTAGGGTCAATTCCATGAACTATTGTCTCAAGTTCCTTCTGTTGTTTGTCATTGGTCTTATCCAATCGTTGATTACCATCCTTCTCGTATCCCTTAGAAATAGTTTCCTTTTCTTCCTTGGTATGGTCTGGCTTGGTCGATGTCGACGCTTCCTTCAAGACACTTCGTACAATACCACGGAGAGATTCCTTTAGGGATTCCTTTGGGTTAGATTCCTTCTTAATTTCAGAGATACATTCTCTGACGATATTTCTAAATTTGTTTATGTCATTCATAGCGGTCTTGTCTATATCACTATAAATATGAAGACTTCACCCAAAGAATGGATTTTCTATTGGGTTATCTACCACAATTTCTTCAATCTCATCTTTATAATTATTTCCTTTAGGATATGGTAAAAAGTCATGTTTAAGATTCTTTAGAATCTTTTTCTTATCAACTTTACTCCCAAGTAGATAGACATATCTATGTTTAGTAGACTCTTTCTTTCTCCAAAACGTATGTCCTATACACTTTTTGATATGGTCTACATTGTGAGAACCATATGTAGAAGAAACCGTCCTAGAATGCATCCATTCATATGGTTGTCCTTTTAAAGAGATTGAAAAATTAGGCATCAGAGCCAATGATGAATTTCCCTGATAATAGAAGTTTGACGCTTGGTAAATCGTCCCTTTGTGATTTTGTTCCCCATCAGCATAGGAAATTATAGCTCTAATTTTCGGAAAATCTCGTTTTACCATCTTCATAGATTCTCCGATTGTATAACTTTCAATATTTCTACCATAACCATCATGAATGAACAATCTAGTCAATTCGAAGACTTCATCGATTTTTATAAGTTCTGATATGGATTCGGCCGCAGACCTACCCACAGGTTGACCATAAATAACACATCCTATCAATTTTTCACCAACATTATCGAAGAATGGTGATTGTTCGTTGGTAATATAGAAAACACCATAAGCCACTTGGCATAAAGACCATTTATGAGAATAGTGATTTTTTACAATCATATTCTTGGCTATTTTTTTGTTTATTTTTCTGATTATTACCTTTGTAACATCAAAATAATTCTCAATTGACATATACATCTAGTATATCCGACAACCTATATCACGTCAACTACAATGTCTTACTTTTCTTTCAAGTTCCATCTCAGTCTTATAAGTGATGATTTTTATACTTGGGTCTATTAACTTTATGAATTTCAATAATACCTGTGATGGATATTTTGTATCATTCTCACGAATTACACCAATTTTATATTTTTTAAGTTTACTGGTACGAAGTTTGAATAATAGTTTATTAAAATCGGAAAATTGGTCGATGTCTACATTCATGGATTTTACAATATCCACATCACCTTTACGGCAATCGGAGGACGTATCATCAACTAAAAATGCCTTGGGTTTATTACCCATCAATCTGTTAATATTATCCATCATACTCATAACATCGAAAACATTATAATTTATGCACACAGTTTCTACTATTACCACATACACTATTTTCCAATTCTACTATACGTTCTTTGTATGTCCCCACCAAATTTTCTAATGAATGAACTTGGTCAGTCAAAGTTAATCTTAGTTGGCTGGCAGCATCCAGTTGTTTTTTGAGATTATAAATTTCCGTACCTTGCAATCTCATGTCGGCTCGCAATGAGGCATTCTCTTCACGAACTTTTTCCAGTTCAATCCAAATTTCAGCTCGCATCTTCTCTTCGGCGAGTTGAACTTGTTCAATAGCCTGACTTTGAACGTCGGCTAATACCTTCGCATGTTGTATGCGCGCTTTCTTATTAGAAACGATGTAGGTTAATACAGACGCTACTAATGGCGGAATAACACTTAATATGGCTCCGTCTATCATAATATTTTATACTTAGTTATCGTTAATATATATAAAAACTATAACTCTAAATATAAATTATGAACATTTAGACCAACCGCACGTAGTACATGATACACAACCTTCGAGATAAACCAATCCATTACCGCAACTTGGACATACCTGGCCCTTTGCCGTTTCGCCTTGAGGGATATACTTCTTCAATACTCTAGCAGCAGCAGACCCCATTGAAGTAATATCTTCCGTAGCTTTCTGTAACTGTTCAACGATGAATTGAATAGGAACTCCGTGTCTCAGACTCGTCGACGCCAATCTGAACATGATTTGTTCTGTCGGAGTGAATTGTTTACTAAAGTCGTCGATTGTAATATCATCGATTTCCAAAGAATATTGTTTATTTTTAATCTTGGAGATTTTACCTTTCTTGAAATTGGATTTCAAACCAAGTCCATTTAGATGTCCGCCAAAAATTTCATATGGTTGTCCGTTCTGAATACCAACGGCAATACAGAACTTCTCACCCTTTACATTGACTACATGAATGTCAGCGTCTAACACTGGCAATCTCTCAGGAGAGGCATTGGTAGGGGACTTGACAATCTTCTGTCGTGATATATTCAATTCCTTCAATTCGTCATCTGAGAAGTTTTGATGGTGGGATTCGATTCCTTCATCTTTCAACTTAAATGCTAATTCCTTAAAGGCGATGTTTGAAATAATTCCATACATCTTCTTATCAGGAAATGCTGCGATTGATTTTACTTCCTTTTCATGAGAGGCGACGATGAACTTATATACCGACTTCCAATCAGAACCGATTGGGAGAAGATATGTGGTAGAAATAGACGAATCTACCCATTTCATAACCTTTGACATGAATTCCAACTTTTCAATCGGGTCGATTTCGGTTGATGCCTTAAATTTAATACCGACTTTTTCTACGTGTTTATCGATGAATTCTGCAATTGGATTACCATGTTTACCATCCCAATCGTCACGAATAGTGTCAGATTTCATAGGAATCGGATACCCAGCAGCCTCAAACGCATCTCTGACAACTCTAGGAACGTTGAAATAATATTTATAACTACCGTGCATTCTCGTTCTCTTCCAAAAATACATAAAGAACGCAGCTTCGATACCGTAACTCATAACCAAATCACGGAACATCAAAGTTAGTGTTCCTGTCGGTGCGATAGAACTGTTAGTTACATTTCTAGCATAGTCACCGGTCATTACAGGAACGCCGTATTTCTTATTCAATTCTTTAGAATCTTCAATCACTCGACTTACAAACGGAGAAGACATCCACTTTTCCTTATTGAAAAGTCCGAAATTGCCCTTTTCCTTTCCAGTTAGTTCAGAGTTATAATACATCCAATAATTGAATATTCTGATAAATTCTTCGAACGCATCATTAGCATCTGGAGTTGCGTAGGCAAGATTCTGTTTAAACAACCAACCAACAATGTTAGTTACTCCTGCTCCGGTTCTACGAAGTTTGGAGATGGCTAACTTTTGATGTGGGGTGGCATATGTCTGATATACCAATTCACATTCATTGACGTTATCCAAAAATCTATTCATGGATACGCCGACACGTTCCAATTGTTTTATATAAATCTCAGGTGAGGTAGAAAACTTACCAACATTCAATGACCCCAATACACATAAAGACTCACGACTTAGATATTGTTCAGAACAAGCGTTGGTAGATAAAATACGAGAATCATATTCATCTTTAGGGTCATACACATAATCCGAGTTAGAATATTTTCTAGCGATATCAATATTTTGAACTCCGGGCTCGGCGTTTTGATGCATATTCTTTGCAATCAATTCCATCAATTTTCTAGCTCTTACGGTTTTTGAAAATATTTCTTCAACCTTATCATGAGTGGCAATCTTGTAATATCTACCATCTTTATCCCGTTTAGTATCAGCATCAATACTATGAACATCAATAAATACCTTGTCGCCTTTTTTAATTCCTGGAACTTTGAATGATAATTCCCAGTCAGAATCGGAGTCTACCGCTTTATAAAATTTGTCTGTTAGTTGGACGGAGATATTAGCATTTTGAATCTTTGTATAATCACTCTTTACGGTGATAAATTCCTCGACATCAGGATGATTAATACTCAAAGAAAATAACATTGCCGGAATACGGCCTTTTTGACCGACAGAATAACCAATGCCATCAATGTGTTTCATCCAATGAACTGTTCCGGTAGATTGATTGGCGCTATTCAGAACTTTTGTTCCTGCAGGACGAAGACGACTAAAATCTACACCTAAACCCTGACGATATGCGGCGCACTTTGCCACAGTATACGCCGTGTTTTTTATGATTGATTCCAAATTATCCCACTCTTCTCCTTCACGAAGAGCTCCCATAGAAATAGTTGTACAATTTGCCAATGAAATTTTTCTATGAGTTCCTGCTCCTTGCATAATGGAACCGGCAGGATGCCACCAATCATTATAAATTTCATCAAACCACCTCTCACTCCAATATTTTTGTAATGTTTCAGTTTTTTCCACCGACGCAATATAATCACAGACCCGCTTTAATGCAAAGACATACGTCTCACCGTCTTCGGCTGTGTATTTTTTATTAAATGCATCAATTGAAAATTGATTTCCATTGAAATATTCTTCCGTTGTTTGGGTTTTAACATCTTCGTATCGAGTTAGTATTGTATTGAAATCCATCTTTTTTGTCATATCTTCTCTATTCATATATCCTAAAATTTTTGTTTTTGTATTACGTGAAGAATAATTAGGATATTATTTTTCTAAACGTATCAATGTGTTGAATTTATTTATTTTTGTATAAAAAAATCGAGTTTTCAATTTTTTCAAGGTACATTAAATTTATTCGTTATCTTGTTCCATTTTTCTATTCTTTTTGATTTGATTCCAATTGTCTCGAACCACATCTTGTAATTTTTCTTCTCCGGCTTTCATTCTTTCCTGACAGTCTCTACCTTCGGGAGTTCCTGGGTCAAGAATCTTAATGGCGCCACAACCGGCGTCAAAATATGCCGGCCAAGTCATACCGTCAGCTCCGAATCGATTTTTAATAACGTGAATACGGGCAGTTCCACATTGTTTATCTTCTTCACGTCTCGACAAACTAATTACAAAATCTCCCGTCATAATCTTACGATATGAGTCGGCAACATTTTGAGCTTGAATAACTTCTTCTTCATGTGCGCTTCTATTTGCCTGTGAGGCCGACCAGATTGGAATTTGTAATTCACCGGCGACTGCTCGTAATTCTTCATATACAGAACCGGCTTCACTATAAGAATTTGAATTACGTTCGGCTACTGCCGGTCTAAGTAAGTCAGCATAGTCAACGATTATCATATCAATCTTAGTTCCCGTTAACATCTGAATGCGTTCCACATGCATCTTAATTGTATGTGGGGCAATCGTCTTGATTGGGAAATATTTGATAAATAATTTTCCTGTAATTGAATCAATCTTTTCTTTGACTACTTGAATATTTTTACGAATGTCTTGAAAATTGATTCCTGTAAAACAACTATCATAACGAAGTCCAACGTAATTTTCATTTAACTCCAACGTAATATGAAGAACGTTTTTACCAGCTCTCATAGCCTCCGCTCCAAGTCTAGTCAAAATCCAAGACTTACCGGAGCCGGCAGGAGCTACCACAAATCCTAATTCACCCTTTGCCAAACCACCATCCAATAGGACGTCGATGACTGGCCAATTGGTCTTGATAGAATCACGACACATTTCAGACATACGTTTTTCAATGTCAGTCAAATATTCATGACCAAGATTTCTTTCCATACCAGCTTTCAAAGCCTCATCTACGACTTTTCTAATCTGGTCGAATTCCCCCAATTTCAAATAATTAGTAGAAGAAATAATAGCATTCTTCATCTTTTGGTTCTTACAAAATTCCAAAAATTGTTCCTTGATAAAAGGCAAGTCGTTGGACTTTATTTGACTTGTATAGACATATTTTAATTGTTCGACGATAGATACTTTAAGAACGTCACTCTTTAATTTTTCAGATTCAATACCAAATACTTGAAGCGTCGGACACGTCTTGTATTTTAAAAAATAATCCATAGTAGTTTGAACTACCCATTTATTTGCATCACTTTCGAAGAAATCGGGGGTTAAGATGTCAAAAATACGTTCTACAAAAAGTTGGTCGGATACTAATCCGGCGATACATTTTGCCTGAAACTCACTGCCAAATCGTTTTAAATTGTTAATGTCTTCCATATGTTTTATATGTGTGTACTCTACATGAAATATCAAAATAGTAAACTTTTTATAACTGGTTTGATAAATTATAATTTATTTTTTTATGATGAAAATATAATCCAACTTCTGCATATTCGTTGTGAAATCCGATGTAGGTCGGCTTAACTATAAACTCAAAATAGAAAGATAAGAATTATGGAAATACAAATTACTGTAAATGGTAGTCGCTGCAAACAATACAGCTTTCAAGGAAAAACATTCATCCAAGCGAATCCTGGGTCTGAATACGTAATCGAAGTAAAAAACAACCACGGAAAACGTACCTTGGCCGTAGGTTCAGTTGATGGATTAAATGTTTTAACAGGAAAAACTGCCGATGAGAAAGATACAGGGTATATCATAGGAGCATATACATCAGAAAAAATTAAAGGATTTAGATTCTCAGACGATGAGTGGGCATTGTTTAAATTTGGTTATAAATTCAACGGAAATACTTATGCCCAATCCAAAGAAGACGGTTCCGAAAAGAACTGTGGGGTGATTGGTATAAAATTTTTCTATGAAAAAGAACCAATAGTTCTGACTAGTACAAACTGGCCCTGGTATTCGGCATTCTCCACTAGCGCGTCGTATTGTTTAAATAGTGGGGCAATTTCACCATCACAAATCTATAACTACTCTACAGGAGCCGGAGGAACTTCATACACTTCAAATGTGAATTACCAGTCGAATAATCTCGGAGAATCGAATCTATATGGCTCAAATTCAGATTCTATGAATAAAGGTGGTAAAATATCATCAAGTAGACGGTCTGGGGGTCAATCGGCGTTTCTGGGAGCTAGAGAAAATACAAGAGGAATGACGTCAGATTATTCTTCTACAATCGTAGATTCATGTGAGTCGTTCGATGTTGGAACGGAGTGGGGCCGTAAAGAACGTAGTAAGGTTAAGAACGTTACATTTGAACGTGGATGTCTTGCAAAATCAATTGACATCTATTATGCAAGTAGAGAATCGTTGATTGCGATGGGAGTTCCTATTGAAAATACACTGACGGTAAATTTACCACAGAGCTTTCCAAACAACTATGCTACACCACCTAAGAATTGGGTAGGATAATACGATTGCACAAAAAGACGTTGAGAGAATAAAATCTTTCAACGTCTTTTTTTATTTAATTTCTCGTTTAGGGGCGCCGTTCTGTTCCATGGCGCATACTGCCATACCTGCTACCTTCCTCATGATATGAGCAACCTTTGGATATGCCGTCTGTTCCGCCTCTCTTGAAAGTATATGTTTGGCCTCATCGACATAATCTTCAATAAACATAAACCATTCAGATAATGGATGGATTCCATCGGTTATAGTGGTGTCTCCATTCCATCTAATATCCTGATATGTTCTCTCACTATCTATGGATTTATAAACGTCTTCTCTTGTTATTTTAAATGTTCTATTCATAAAATCTATCTTTCAAATGTGGAGTTTCAAAAATATTACCACAAATTGTACCGTTACGTATTTCTTCTGCTGGAAGACTATATGCGCCTTCTTGGTTTGTTATTGTGGGGAAATAAAATTTAGCATATGTTTTATCCCATACTATTTCATACATCAATCCCATCCCCCATTCTAAAATATCACCTTCACACATTTCTTTTCTGGCTTTATCATTAATACCTAAATATTGTTGTGGAACCATATATGATAGATGTTCCTGTTTCGTTCTACCTAATGGATGCTCACCGACACCGGTTTTATTATAATGAACCATAAATTTTCCGCCGAGACTAAGATAATAGTAACCCCATTCTCCTGGCGTCAAATCTAAAAAATGATTAGCTGCGGGATTCCAAACACGAAAATTAAATCTTTCAGTCATATTATTCCTTTACAAATGAATCTAATTTACTAAAACATTCGTTCATCCAATTTGGTAAATTATTAATGGTATTTGTCAAATTATCAGACGACATCTGTTTAATTAACTCGAATCTATTAAGTTTTTGAATTGGTTTATCTATAACTTCTTGTACATGTAGTTGAGCCATAGTAGTTAATGCTGTGTCAGTTAACTGCATTAATGCGTAATTTCGCTCTACATCGTTCCAATTTTCGACGATTGTGTCATAAACCTTCAATTTACCCGCGTTTTGAATTGCGTATTCCTTCAATTGGACGAGTTCTACCTTAGTACCAGACAACATAGGGAATGCCTTTACAATGGTCTTTAAACCACAACCACGCAAGCCTGGGATATTATCGGATACGTCCCCATCAAGTGTTCTGAAATAAACGAAGTTGGCGGAACTTACCCCATATTCATTTAATACATCTTGAGGACTATATAATCGTTTTTTAGTAGGACTCCAGACTTTTACGTGGTCACTGACAATTTGTAGAAAATCCTTGTCGGCAGACATAATTGTCGTATTCCAATCTTTAAATGTATCTAGAGCCAGATGAGCCATAGTATCATCAGCCTCTACATTATCCAAAGCTAACATATTGACTGGTAGACTTTGAAGGTATGCTACCAACCTTTGAAGTTGTTTCTGCATAGAAATATCTTCATCGGTAAGATTCTCTTCATATATTCTATTCAACCGAATTTTAGTTCTCTTATGGGCCTTGTAATCTGAATAGATTTTTCGTCTTTTAAAAGAGCCGCCGTGACCATCGAATACAATTACACATCTATCAGGTTGATATGATTTGATGGCGTATCCAACACTCTTTAGAAAACCACTAATTCCTCCTGTGTGAAGACCGTCTTCATTCATTGTCGGGATGGCCATGAAACATCTCAAAAAAGTGTTGCGTTAGAGGCCGTCAACTAATAAAACTTCTTTCCGTTTTACGGAAGAAATTCCATTAGCGGCGGCCAATGCTTTCTCTTTTTTGAGATTTTCCCATATTGAGAAAATATCAGGTTGTTTATCGTTCATAAAATTTCTTTTAAATATTTGACTTTATCAGGACAATTTTCCCAATCATATTGCCAAATAATTTTTACATCATATCCATGTTTCTTGGCAATGTCAACTTTTTCTAAATCATTCTTCCAAACTCTTTCACACTCTTTATCAACAGTATATTTTTCTTTTAAAGGAAATGCTTTATAAAATCTTGGGTCGCGATGCCAAAATGTTCCATTAAATTCAATGACCAAATTTTTATCTTTTACAAAAACGTCAAATGGTCTTCCGTCAATTAGATATTCATCTTTAATATCATATCCCAACTTAGTTAGTATTTCTATGACTTCTAACTGTCCTTTAGATTTAAAAGTTCTTTTATGGATTCCATTTTTCCACATTAACTTTGTCATTTCAGAAAGTTTTTTCTTTGTAGCATCCGAATGATGTTCGCCTTTTCTGTTTGATGGTTTACCAATTTTAGCCTTACTTAATTTTTGTTTATGTTCTTTTGTAAGAGTTCTTCCTTTATTGGATTCTGTGATTTTATCAATCGTTTCCTTGGAATGGTGTTTATACCAACTTCGTGATTTAACTCGTTTTTTTATAGCATCATCAGATTGACTTTTAGGCGCACAATATTTTAACATATTCTGTCTTGATAATTCTTTTCTTTCTTCGCCTGAATTATTCCAAGATTCTATATTACCTTTTTTAATATTCTCATTCCATTCTTCCGTATGTTGGTAACTTTCTTTTGGTCTGACTTTATGAGAATGTCTGGTCAACCGTTTTCGATAAATCTTTATGAGTTCTTCTTTACCATATTTTTCATAGATAAGATTACGGAGTTTGATGATTCGTTTACTACCTAATCCTTTAGACCGTAATAAACCATCAAACCCCACAATTGTTTCATCATTGATGTATGTTTGATAACATACATCTACCATCGATTCTAAATTTTTCATATACCAATAAGTATAGAGGTATTACGAAAAACCATCGAATAAATGTGGAATTATTTCTCGTCGATAAGTTTTTGAAGAAGTTCTTCAATATTTTCTAATGAAGAACCAATTAATCTTAATTGTTCACTGTTATCAGAAATATTAATCAATTCTGTCAACAACCCTATTACTTGTTGTTCATAATTACTCATTTTTTATCCTTACTATTTTTTGTCCAGCCCGTGCAAATGTCGCAACATTGGTTCTCATCGCTTTCACAATCACACGAATCTGAAAATTTAATTTTTGTAATTTTAAATTCAGATTTGGTAGTATGATAACATCTGATGTTGTTATTGTCGGCCATTATCCTATTACCTTTCATTCGGTAGCCAAGTTGGTTTAATATTTTTACCATACTTGAAATGGTTGGTCTTTTTAAGAAAAAATACTCAAGTTCAGTTGGATAATGATACAATTTATACATATATCATCCCTCGTCTTCGACGTTTTCATCAACTGACAAATTTTCGATGATATCACTATTGGCGGGTCTGTATTTCATAATATAATCCGTGGCTATGACATCATAAATTTCATCCTTGAATATAGGGTCGGCGTGAATCTTTTCGAGGAACTCTCTTGTGGCTAATTTCACAGTTCCACTTGGAAGTTTAACTGCATACTTGTCGCCGTCTTTTCTAGCGAATCCATTATCCTTCAAAAAATCCAACCAGCTCGTTAAATCTTGAATACCACTATCATAATGAATCTCAAATAAACCAGTTCTATGTGGAGGGCCCATACGATTCTTGGTCACAACAACTTTACACTTGTTGCCAATAATTTTCTGACCAGCGCCTTTCAATTTACCCATGTTTGATAAACGGAGGCGAACAGAGGCGGCGAAGGCCATAGCCTTACCACCCGGAACAATCCATTTATCTTGATGTCCGACTGCAGCCAAATTCATACGAAGTTGATTTACGAATACAACAAGAATTCTCTGTTGACCAATCAGTCCTGTAATCTTACGACAGGCCTTACTGATAATAATAGATTTAGATGTGTTATATCCATCTTTACCGTGTTCCGATTCCATTTCAACTTCACTTGACGCTTGAGAAAGAGAATCAACAACAATAGTCACCAATTGTTTCTTATCATGTTTTCTTACGATGCCAATGACTTCTTCAATCTTGGCGAAGATGGATTCAACCGTGTAGAGAGGAATGTAACCAAGATTCTTCACATCCAATCCAACCGAGGCCCAAAATTCGGGTGCCGCTGCATTTTCAGTATCAATCAAAACTCCATATCCACCCAATTTCTGCGTTTCCGCTAAAATGTGAGCGCAAATCAAACTCTTACCGGCAGCTTCTTGTGAACTTAGTTCAACAATTCTTCCAACTGGCAAACCGCCCTTCTTTCGATTTGAAATTGCCAAATCCAAAAGAGTAGAACCCGTAGAAATCCAATCCGTTACCATTGACGGGTCTTCTTCTTCATCCAAGAAGTATGCAACTTTACTGCCATCGGCCGATGCTTTATTCAATGCCTTATGTACCAGTTCTGCAAGTTCACTACGTTCCATTTTTTGAACCTTAGTTACTTCGCCGTCAATGTGATTAGATTTTCCTTTTGCCATAAATTTTTATTCTTCTCTTATTTTCATAATAAGTTTAACTGACATATTGTGGTTGTCAATTTTTTATACTAAAAAAGAATGGTGGTAAGATATTTTATTACCTTACCACCACTTTGTAATTCTATTTATTCAATTTATTTCTTCTCTGGGAAGATATTCTTGAATGCGGCTTCAAAATCTTCGACACTAGCTGCCTTTGATTTTTGAAGTGTTGGAGACTTCTGTTGAACTACTTCGGTAACTCTAACAGTTGCCGCTTCGATGTCATCATCAGACGGGAGAACGACGTTATCATCCTCTTCAACCTTAGGCGCTGGGGCCACGGTTCGTTCTGCGCCTCTCGGTGCGCTTCCTGAGGTTATCCCTCTTCGTTCATTTTCCATCTTGACCTCAAGAGCCGCTTCCAATTCATCATAAGTTGCCATCGTATAGATGTCAAAAATGTCAGGTTGTTTCTTGGTGATGAGTTCAAGAATCTCTCTAACCTTCGGATGTTCTGGGTCGATTACCGGACGATTCTTCGGTTTGATAAGAATCTTAGTTTCAGGATAATCCTTCTTGGCATCTTCTGCCGTTGTGAAATCCACTTGGATATCATGACCATTTACCAAATCCGTGATATCACCGTATTCTGGCTCGTCGAGAGCTGCGATGAGTTGTTCATATACTTGAACGCCGAATCCCCAAAATTTAACACCCTCTTCTTCTTTACCACGGACGATAATCGGAACGTAGGTTCTCAATTTTGGCTGCATCTTACGACCCTTCAACCAAGTTTCCTTGACTTTTTCGAGTCTGTTTGCCAAGTCCACGATTGGGTCTGGCTTGTTTTTACTTGCGGGGCTTAGATATGTTATCTTATCGCCGTTGAAGTCATAATGAAATTTCAATTCTGTGAATGGAAAATCAGGAGTAAACTGTGATGGAACAATACGAATTACTTGTTTTCCTGGTTCAGGTTTCCAAATGTATTGTTTGATTTTTGATTGTTGTTCGGTAGGAGCTTTCTTACCGCCCTTATTTTTTTTGTCGAAGGAAGCTAGTTTAGTTCTAACTCTGTCCATGTTCAATGCCATATAATTATTCTTTCTGTTTTTAATTTATTAATTAGTATCAATCGTTAACTATTATTGTTAAGTCTCGTTCCTAATAAGTATGAAACTTACACCAGAATCGTTCAAAAATCAACCTATAAAAAGTGAAAATAGTTTTTATTTTCTTAATTTATTATTTCTAAAAGTTCAATCGGTATTATACGAATTGATGGAGTTCCTGTAATAATCAACGATTCTGTATAATGTTCCCAATTGACAGGAAACTTTTTATCGAATACACCGCCATTTTCATCTTTGATGATTTGGTTCATGGCGTTTAATGTGTAAAGAGTATTGGTCTGTTTCTTTCTATGGATGGAAATAGTATTCGGAAATTTTGGAAATTCACGACCTTCACATTTAATATTATAGGTGATGAATACTTCCTTCGGAGAATTTACATTCGTGAATACAAAAAATCTATTGTCATTTATAATATAGAATTTTTTAAGGTCTTCTATTGTATTTTTAAAAAAAGGACGCCAAACCGAATGTACAAAGCAGTTGCCTCGTATCATTCATAAATTTAATTTCTTCTTAATGACTTCCATTAAGTGAGGTGCGTTGAATTGTATAAATTGGGTAACTTCATCCAACATATAGTCATCTCCCTTTAACATCGTCTTTATGGCAGTTTTATCGGCTTCTTTCTCGGCGGGAGATTTCAGAGGCGGTGGCGGTAAATCAGTAGGTTCGGCGGCCGGCGCCGGTGTTGAAGTAGGAGTTTGTTGTGGCGCAGCCGTAGTCTGTGGTTGGGCAGGCGCCGTTGGTGTTCCAGTCGTAGGGTCTGCGGCCGGTTCAGTTGTAGCCTGTGAAATTGGAAGACTCGTCTTTGGTTGTGTGGCGGCCGCTGGAGTCGGTTCTTTCTTATCTCCGTCGCCTGCAACCGGCATAGCATTAGGTGTAGCTCCCGGCTTGGCATTAAATAAATTTGACTGCCCCCTCGTTGGGTCTTTTTCGAAATGGGTTCCACGTTTGATAGCATCCGCCTTATATTCTGGCGTAGGGAATGTCACTAAAATGCCTTTTGCATTAAATGCCTGTCTTTCAGGATATTTACCCTCTAAAATCTTATTAGAAAATGTACGTACAGTGTCCTCGTCCATTCCTTTTTTGGAAAGATAGTCACGAAGAGCTTCCATATGGACGGATTCTTCAATATTAAACATTCCATCGTTAACACGTTCGTCCAATGAAACATCGTTTACAATTTTATTAATCAGCTTTTTATTCATACTATTACTTATGTATAAATATTAAGAAAATCTCGAAAGTCAAGGATAGATTTGAATAAGTGACGCGTAAGAGCTTCCCATGTAAACTTTTATAGGGAATTTATTACCCATTTTCATTATATACATCAACATATCCAATGTCTCTTTTCCGTCGCCTTTATGAAAATCGAACAATAATGCATCGTAGGTGTACAATACCGCTTTAGTTTTCTTATCTCTTAAATATCGATTAACCATTTTTATGGCGCTCATAGATATCTCAGTCTCAGTAGCTTGGAGGATATAATTAAACAATTTGTTCGGATTTGCGTCCTTTAAGTGTTGATTGGTTATAATTCTGTTGAATACCGGAGTGTGGATGAAACCATTCCGTTTAAACGACTCCCAATAAAAATTTATAAACTCTTTAAGAATACTAAAATATTTTATATGTTCGTATTTCTCTTCTACGCCGCCGTATAACTGTCTCATTGTTATACTCTTAATTTCTTCCATATCATACTCTATGACGTTTCTATTAAAATACAGCTCGCCCAAATATTTATAAATGTCTTCTTCTATAGACATCTTAAAATTGACAAGATTACAAATAATTCTAGGGTGGAATGCTGAATAATCTATCATCACCATGACTCCATCGTCACCATATCTTGAAGAGAAACAATCTCGTACACCGTTATCTTTATTCAAAGCCGCGTAATTTACATTATCAAAGTGATTACTTGGGCGTCCTGTACTTGTGTGGATATTATATCGACTGTAAACTAATCCATTTGGTTGAATCTTTGCATCAAAATGTTTCTTAAAACATTCAGAATTGACATAAATTCCGTTTGATTCTAATTCTATGAGAGTATCAAGAATGGTTTCATTTTCCCGTTCATATCCGATGTGTAAAATACTAGTATCTGCTTCAAAGAATGTCTCGCACATTTTTTCAAATACTTCTTTGTGTTTTAATAACGGAATTGTTTTATTTAAATCTCCACAATCACGTTTAGTTCTATAGATGAATTTATGGGCGGTGGTTTCCAATGATTGTACATCAATCGTCTCATTTTTTTGAAGATGATTGAATAAATCAAAATCCAATAAGTTTAAATTTAAAGATGGATTTATTTTTAATAAATGTTTGAATGACTGTTTATTAAATACCCACGTCTTATTTTCACGGGAAATTAAGTCATCAATGAAAGTAGTTTTATCTACAATCGAAACCAAATCTGGATGATTAAAAGAAAAACAATACGTCTCTTTACTTCTGACGAGTTTTATAAAAACCAAAGAAACGTCCGTCGCACACGGATGTAAAAATTTGTCAGAAGGGATTGCCCACATTACTATTGGGACATACTTCGACGATTTTATAAAATTCTCATAACTGACATTCATCGTAGACAGTATAAGTGTCAATGACTAAAATGTCAATCCGTTTTAAATTGTGGAATTATCTGGCAACCAACCAGTCGGTTGGTCTTCATATGGACCCTTAACTCTAGTTTTAATATAACCTGTGAGTGGATGTAATTGCGCCCTTATGGTGGTTTCCCATGTTCCCGCCTCAAGAGTCTGATGTACATCTGTTATACGAAATATAATATTCCTATCACTATATGGTTCTGGTAGATTCTTTACAAGGAAATATTGGAACGTCCTTAATCCGCCGATTCCCTGTAAAGTTATTTCGAGTGTGATACCAGGTTGTACTGCGCAATATCTTGGATTATTATCATAATCAGAATCATTCAGTAATAATCTTAAAAGTTGTTGCCCACCGGCGCCACCCATGACCAATTTAACATACTCCTTCATATCAGGTTTAGACCCGTCCGGAGCAGATACTCCTTGTCTATTTGGATTCAATGCCATCTGCAATGTACCGTCGTCTCCCGCAGAATTAATTTTTTGAAATGTTCGTATTAAATCTTCCTGTTCTTGTAATGCGGTGGTTCTCCTATCTAATCCATTAGGGTCGCCTTGAGATTTATCTTCCGGAGTTCCTATTACAGAATCTCTAAATTTATAATCTAATAAATCGTTTTTATCAACGTATTGATATTTAGAATTCTTATTATTAGCTGACCCATAAATAGCTCTGGTGGCTTGTGCGTCTGACATAACAGGTCTAAATTTTAATGATTTTATAATACTATCGGCATCTGAATAATCGAATGAATACACTCTATCAGTCTGTTCATCCATTGCATATTTACTTATATACTTTTTATCGGTTATCGTTAATACTCCATCGACTTCTATAAGAACTAAATCCCAAAATCCATCTACCGCATCCATCAACACTTGTAATATTGCCTTATAAATGTCCGGATATGAGGCATTGGAATCGTCTTCGACGGCAGATTTAAATGCCGAAAATGAAATGTATATATTCGAAAGAAGTCCAGAATAATCTTTTTGAAGTTTATCACCACCTAGATTCCTAGAACTAACAGGTAACGGTTCATCAGAATTAAATTGAGATGGAAAACTAAATGAACTTAACAGTTGTGAGAAATTACCAACCGAAGTAATATCTGCATATCTATATCGATTGTAATTAATTATAGAATCTAAATCATCACGATAACATTTGCCTTGTTGATAACATATCGTTGATAATTTTTTATTTTGTAATGAACTTCCGATTGGTATAGGTCTTAATATTTGATATGAATAAGGTTCTTTTGGATTCCCCTCGCCTGTATTAATATTTTTAAGTGTGATATTATCAGTCGTACCTACACTACCATATAAAAATTTTGGAGCCTGATAATTTGGTACTAATACTCTCGAATCACAAGAAACTAAATTTGGGTGGCCGCCAATAATACTATTCTGAACATCTACTTCGAATGCCTTATTTCCATTTTTGGCTCCACTGGGTATTGCAGAAAAATGATTTAATATGGCTACTACCATACCCATGTTAATCCAAAAATTATTTGGGTCATTCTCTTGAATCTTTTGGTCAAAATCACCAGCCTTCGGAGTTCCGAAATTTTCTTTTTGTGTATACGCGTCCTTTGGTCTACCAGAAAATATACCAAATACGTGCGGTAATCTCATACCGATTTGGTCTGCAGCCAATTCTGGATTTCCGGTATTTGTGGATGGAGTCAATAATGGATTTAATATATCATACCAAATGTCTTGTTTTGGATTTGTTTTTACTAATTTGATTGTAGTCCCCGATACTACAGGAGAGTTAGTAACTAAATTCCTCAAATTCTGTATAGTCTGGTCTACATTTAAAAAATCTTTGAGGGACTTGAACGTACCATTTTTACTGGCATCATCCTTATTAACCACCGATAGTCCATAATCTTTAGCTATACCAGCATACAATCTATCCTTGGATGTGATTTCAGTAGTACATATAATTTTATTTCCTTCTATACTCCAATTGAAATTAGTAATAATACCATATACTACATCATAATTACCATTAGATTTTAAAATATTATTGGTATATAACGGATACGAATTATCCCACAGACTTCTCATCTGTCCTATATTACTTAAATCTACTAACGACTTTACGTTGTAATGATTCCAACCCCACTCGAGCATACAAGTTATACCAGGAACTAAAAAATATGGAGTCATGTATTGTAATTGTTTAAAAGAAAAACATACCCATTCTATTTGTACTCGTCGTATTAATTCCTTTTGTACGGTTACTTCCATCCTAGAAATCTCAGGAGAAGGAACGTGAATTGGGTAATTACTTCTCTCATCAACAGGAGCGGTCAAAGAATTTTCAATAATATGTGGGTCTCCTGGCGCACCATTTATAAATGTTCCTGGAGTATATCCTATTATTTGTTGTTTTGCGCCGCCAACATTTTTGGGCGGAGTGAACCCATAAGTATCATAAAATCCCTTACCACTATATAAGACAAATCTCTGTTTATCACATATAGGATTCCCATAATTATCGAGTTGAGTAGGAACCACAGGATGACCTGCGCTATTAGAACATAATCTAATCCAAGAAACCATTGGACCTCTATATGCATTAAAATCACCATCTTTACCCCATGTGACAGACGCATTACTTTTGAAATTAAAAGACCTATTTATTTTTCTTCGGTCTAATTCCCTTGTAATTTCTATAGGCACATTCGACGGCTGCCACGGACATATTGGAGCAGGCATTTTACAAAATCTCCTTTCCAGAAATTACATCACGAATTATGTTATGTTCCTCATCATACCTAATGAATACATTTGGATTAATTTTTTTAATAATTCGTTCCTCTCTAATCTTGTCTCTTTTTTTTATACCAATTCCATTATGTTTTGGTTCGTCGTATTCAAATACTACATTCTTTTCTTCATCATATCCATCTAAAGAATATCCAGAAACAACGACTTCTCCACCATTCATGGCATGTTTAAAATTATACCCATTTCTATTTCCAAATTCTTCAATAAATTTACAAGCCAGTGGATTATAATTATAATTAGTCCCAAATTTTTTTATTTGATTTAATTTAGCCGTCCTCAATTTTTCTCTAAATTCTTCTGTGAATTTATTTTTATTTTTTTCAGATGATTTTAATGCCCTGCTCATCATTTTTCTATATAAATTTGTTTTTTGAAATTTCCTATCAATTAATTTTGCGCTTTCTTTTGTTGCGCAACCTCTACATTTAGAATTATTAGTTTTAGACAGATTTAAACTCTGCCGACATGTATATTTTAATAATTTTCCACAAGAACATAATTTTTCAAATATACCATTATGTTTTCTATTTTTTATTCCACGACATTTATTACATTCAGTATTCTTTTTTGTAGATAATATCAATACACCTTTACAAGAATAATTTTGTTCACATCCACAATTAGGGCAATTTTTTGTCCACTTTCTTGTTCTGATATCCATATTATTAAGTGTTTAAACTATTAAACTGATTTATTATGGAATTTATATTTGTTGGTATCCTCAATTGTATTCCGGCTGGTACAGACAATCGACCTTTACCTAAACTGTTTGCCAATGCAATTACCCACCATAATGTAGGGTCGCCATAATACGTATACGCAAGAGTATCTAATTGACTGGTTTCATTTGATATAATAACCGCATCACTATCCTGTGGATTTATAACAGGATAACGAGTAGTCGTATATGTTCTCTTACCATCCCATCTTTTAATTACCGGCGTTGTATTATATCGTTTCATTTAAATGCAGTTGGATTATTTGTCACAGACCCTCCAAATGGTACTGTGAATGATGAGTCATTCCCAGCAGACGTCGGAACAGACGTTAATTGGAATGGAACAGTAGTTGTTGTATTTGCCACTGCCGGAGTAGTAATTTGAACTATCGAATCATTGGTGGCCGCCGTATTTTTTGTTTTCGGATTTGGTGTTCCTGGCTTATTCCATTCAACAAAGTTTTGATGTAATACGCTAGGAGCCGGTAGATATGACGTATATGGGTCATTAGACGTAACAAATCTATTAGCCACATCTAAATGCTCCCAATCGTCAACTCTAGGTTCATGTCCGAAATGAGAACCGCCAACGACGGCCCTTTCTTTTTCTAGTAAATTACACGTCACGGCTATCTCAGCCTCTCTTGGAAGTTGACCATAATTTTTACCCAAATTAGGCGACGTAATCATCCCATTTAAATAACTCCATCCCTGCTTTGCATTTTTTTCATTTAGAGTTTCCCAAGATGCGTCGTCAGGAATATTAACGTTGATAGAAGTAATAACCATAGGTTGATATTTATATAAATCACCAATGGTTAACATAAACATAGGAGGTACTATAAATCTATTAAATTTTTGATTTACATTTTGTCCCGTTGTGTAGTTGGACGGTTTAACCGCACTAGCCAAATAATTTATTTTCTTCCAAGAAGGCAATAATTCTTTTACACTATTAATTACCACATTAAATGTAAATGAAAGAGTTCTACTAAATCCATTATACGAATATATTTGGTCAGAACGTCCTATGAATCTTAATTCGTCCCAGAATGCTGTGTTACCTTCGGATATACCTTTAACAGTAGCCCTAAACGGTATATACTTTGAATTAACAACATCATAAAAATAAAATGCAATCAAATCATCGTTATATGGATTATATTCAGTCCAGTTATATTCAGTTAATATGGATTTGTCTGTAATCTGTTGGTTGTTTGGCAACACTCCTAATAAATTAATACCATCCGACTTAAATGTGGTAGCCATTCTTAAACTCGTTCCTCCCACAGATTTGAATGTCTCGTCAATCGATTTAGGTACTGTCTCATTAATTACACCAGGGGAACCATATTTGTATTCCTGTCTGGCGCTATTTGGTCCTGTATTTAGGTTTAAATCTTTGATTGTATTTATTCTATTATATCCCAATGCCGAACCTTCTGTCAATAGTCCTGATGGTAATAATCCTGACAATACCGCAGATGTTGCGTTGTATGTGTTACTACTTCCATTTATACCTCTTACGACACGGGATAACTGTCTATTCGTGGCTACAACCTGTTCATTTAACGGGTCAGCCAATTTTGTTGTATATTGTTTTGTAGGATTAATATAATCTGCAAAATTAATTAAAATGTCAGAATTTGTATATTGTTGATGGTTGGCGGGATATATGGAGTCATAATAAGCATTTCCATTTTCTGCCGTATTATATCCTACCGGCATGTTATTGCCCAAATTATCATTTATCGTTTTAGATGGAATGCTATCCATCGTCTGATATTGAAATAGTGGAAATATTATATTATTTATAGAAGACTGTGGTATTGGTCTTAGTTTCGTGAATACCCCTGGCATTTTTCCTGTATTAGAATCATTATACCAAGGTTGTAACCAATGTAAAGCTACTCTAATATTACCATCTTCACCAACATAATATTTATTTTTGGTATTATACATCATGTCTGCTGCCTGTTCATCCGCCCGATATGTTCCTGACGACTTAGGCGCCCCTCCAAAAAATGATTTAAATGATGCTCCAATAGATGATATTAATCCACTTATACCAAGACCACCAGAAGATTGTGATTTTGCCCACTTCGATTGTAATGTCATCAATGCGTTTGCCGCGTCCCCACCACGAATTAATCCCTTACCTTGGCCAGGGTTAATTGACGGAAGAGCGGCGCTGCCTACCGTACTGGCAGGGGTCTGGAATCCATTAGTTAGATTTATACCAACTGTAGATGTTATCGAATTAGCAAATCCCAATAGCCCGCCTTCTACATGTCTAATAGGTAAATCGCCCAAACCAAGAGTCAATGGTTGGACGCTAGCTAATAAAGGAGATAACGGATTATATATACGAGTTTCATCGAACGGTGCGCTTCTTTGGATTGCGGCTTGAGTTATTAAGAATTGAACGCCCCATGACGAAATTAAAAATTTTGAAACTCGTTTGACATCGTTGATGGAATCGGGTGTTATACCAACAATCGAGCCTAATGATTGTACGGAAGACGGTAAACTAGGGAACAGTCCCTTCTGGCCGCCGTTTATAGTAGTATATACGAATGGTTGTTTATCTGATAAAATTCCTCCTAAGAGGCCACCTTTATAAGTCGTATATGGACTAAATTTACTATACAGGTAATTACTATTATCGTTAAACAATAATTGTATTTTTCCAGGAGTATTGGGTAAATTTGGTGGAATGTTCAGTGGCATATAGTATAAGTATTATGTCAATTGGCCAGTGTAGGCTAATCTTCTGCCCACGGCGGAATCTAATTTTTGTGAATCTATGAATACATTCGATGTTATCATTCCAGCTTTTAAATCTGCCCTTAAAGAGTTTATAGCGTCCACAACCAAATCCATCTTTTTAGAAATCATATCATTAGATTCTGTTGTACCGACGTTCGTTGGAGTAGATTGTTTTGAATCCACGTCTACCTTAGATTTATCCATACTAACGTTAGTATTCGGTTGCGGCGTCGATTCTGCGGCAATATTACTACCACCAAAGAAATGTGATATAATAGGCAATCCTTTTATGAAATCCCATGCCTTTTGAAATGGAGATATCAATGCCTTAATCAACATAGACTCCACTGCCATTATACCATCAACTATCATTAATCCTAAAGTAGACGGAGAATTTCCTAAAAATAATCCTTTTAACCAATTCCATACATCAACAAATGGTTTTTTTAATGCATCATATATCATACCGCCAACCGCTTTAATTCCATCTCCAATTTTAAAAATTACTAACCAAATAGCCTGGGCCGCGTTTTGAACCCATTTAAATTTATTCAATAATGTACCAATACCAAATCCAGCAGCAAATGCCGCAATTATCCAACTTATAGGAGACATTACTACGGCCAATAGACCAGTTCCAATAGACGAAAATAAACCAACTAACCACGTTCCTATCGATGCAAATGCAGTAGTTATGCCTACAGGAATAGAATCTAAAAAAGTAACCCATACTAATTTTAATGTATTTAAAACTCCTATATTTCCAAATAACTTTTTAGCTAATATGGAAAATCCAGCAGTGTTCTCTGCTAAAATAGTCTTAGATTTTTTTAATATCATATCTAACCCAAATCCCAATCTAGTAGTTTCCTTAGAAGTAGCCATCATAATTAATTTATTTGCCAACCAAATCGAACCCAACAAAATACTAATATTTTTAATTGTATTCATATTTTTAGCAACGAATGTTAATATGGATGCAATCGTAGGAAAAACAGACGCTCCCAACTTAGCAAATATAGAACTCCATGCCGCGGCTATTGCGGCAGTAGCCTTTTGATTACTCATCGATTCTATTTCCTGTCTAGCCTTTTCCGCATAACTTTTAACTTCCGACTTTTGCATACCCATCATTAAATTGTATTGTGTTCTCTGTTGAGAAGTCATAGCCGCCAATATTTTAGAATGTTCTCTATCAGATTCCAACATACCAGCTATTTCACCGGCAGATTTGCCTAATGCTTTTGCAACTGCGTCTTGTTGGAATGGGTCTAACTGTTCAAAATTAGATTCTTTGGCCAATTTTAAAATCTCATTGTTCAATCCCTTTATGTCTCTATGGTATGCTAATTCACGAACTTTTTGTAAATTCATAGATTTACCTAATAAAACACTAGCCTCCATTTCACTTTTAACACTCTCAGTGAAATTCAATAAAGAACTAGATGATTTAACTGCTGATTGTAGACTCGTTCCCATTTCTTTAGCATTTATCGCGGCTTTTATTAATTCAAGTGGATTTTTTGATAAAAATTGATACGACTCCTTAGCCGAGGCCGCTACATCCTGCATTATTGAATCTAACGGAACTCCCGCGGCG